CCTGACCTTCGATGTGGACGGGTTCCGGCCATGACCTATCTCGGGTACGACGTCCTCGAGCTCAACTACAACCGCGTGGGCGGAATCGAGGAGCGCCTGCATAGGAAGTTCGTGCTCCTCGATCCCAAGACCGGCAAGCGTGTCACGGATGAACAGTCACCGGCGCCCGCGGCCATGCGGCCGTTCACGTGGACGGCGCTAGGGCGCACAGAGATCACCGCCATGCGCGAGTTCCTCGGCGCACGCGCTGGCCGCTCCGTCCCGTTCTGGCTCCCGAGCTTCCAGTGGGACCTCTCGCTCACGGAGGACATCCTCGAGGCCCAGGCGATCGCGACCGTGCGCTGGGTCCGTTACACGCAGCAGATGTGGGGCACGGCCGGAGCGCGCCGGCATGTCGCGCTCTGGACGCTCGGCAGCGGGGCGATGGACTACTACCGCATCGCCGACGCCGACGACCCCGCCGACTACGAGACCGAGAGCCTGACACTCGACCCCGCAGCCGTCCGGGCCTACTCCAAGGACACCACTGTTGTCTCGTTCCTGAAGCTCTGCCGGCTCGAGGAAGACCGGGTCGAGATCTCCTATCCCACCGGGCGCGCCGCGGAAGCCACCATCCGTGTCTGCGAGCTTCCTCTGGAGGCCCCCGTATGACCTACGACGCCAGAGAGCGGAGCAGATACCAGGGCCAGCCCGTTGAAGGCTTCCGGTTCGTGCAGGGTGGGAACCTCTGGCTCTACACCTCCGCCGACCGCGAGATCACGCTGCCGATCGGCACGTTCACGCCGGAGCCGATCACCCGGACGCCGCTCGACTTCTCCCAGGAGGACACCGGCGAGTCGATGGAGTTCACCGTCGCCCGCACGAACCCCGTGGCCGCGCTCTTTATCGGCGACGTGCCGTCATCGCCGGTCTGGGTCACAGCCTACCGAGCGCATCGCGGTGACGAAGCAGAGGCCATCGCGTTCTTCACCGGCAAGGTGACCCGGGCGCGGTTCGCGGAATCCGAGGCCATCCTCGTAGGGACAGGGCTCAACACGGTCCTGAGCCGTGCCGTGCCGGTTCTCAAGATGCAGACCCCGTGCAATCACGTCCTCTACTCGGCCGAGTGCGGTGCTAACCCCACGGCATGCCGTGACTCGGTCACGGTCACAACCGTTGACGGCGCGACCGTCACGTCGAACGACTTCGCGCTGAGGCCGGACCAGTGGTTCCGTGGCGGACGCCTTCAGACGTCCGAGGGCGAGACGCGCTTCATCGCGGACCACGTCGGAGACACCGTGAAGCTGATCTCGCCGCTTCCAGGGCTCGAGTCGCTCGACGTCGTCTGGGCCTACTGGGGCTGCGATCACCTCGAAAGCACGTGCCTCGACAAGTTCGAGCAGCTCGACAACCACCTCGGCTGGTCGCGCCTGCCCAGCCGAAACCCGTTCCAAGGGAGCATCGAGTAATGGCCTGGTGGGTCACCGCGCTCATCTACATCGGCCTCACGCTCGTCTACGAGCTCATCCGGCCCAAGCCCAAGTTCGACTCGCCGGACCCGTCGTCGATCGGCGACTTCCAGTTCCCAACTGTCGGCGAGGGCCGGCCGATCCCCATCGTCTGGGGCACGTGCAAGCTGGCCGGGCCCATGGTGACGTGGTACGGCGACCTCGAAGTACAGGCCATGAAGAAGACCGTCCAGACGGGCCTGTTCACCTGGGAGGAGATCACCACGCACTACAGGTACTGGCTTGGCATCCAGCTGGTTCTCTGCAGCGGCGAGATCGACGAGGTCGTCGAGATTCGCTTCGACGACAAGCCGTGCGAGAACGTGACGTTCACCCCGCAGACGAGCCGCACCAAGGTCCACGTCGATGAGATGACCTTCTTCGGCGGCGACGACGAGGAAGGCGGCGTCTACGGTGACATCTACGTGTACCACGGGGACTCGTCTCAGGAGCCCCACCCCTACCTCCAGGACCAGCTCGGGGACGACATCCCCGCGTGGCGGCAGATCTGCTACGCGGTCTTCAACCACGTCTACCTGGGCACGAGCCCGTACATCAAGGACGTCGCCCTCGTAGTGCGGCGGTGCCCGAACAGCCTGGGCCTCACAGGCGGAGCCGAGAACATCGATGGCGACGCGAACCCCGCCGCGATGATCTACGAGCTCCTGGTGCGGCCCCCGGGCAAGAACGGGCTCGGGCTCCCGGAGGGGTTCATCGACGTCGACAGCTTCCGGGTCGTGGGCCAGTCGCTCGCAGGCGAGAGCATGGGCCTCTCCATGGTCCAAGACCGCTCGACCCCGGCGCGCGACCTCATCCTCGAGATCCTGAGACACATCGACGGCATCGTCTATGTGGAGCCCTCTACCGGGCTTCTCACGATCACTCTCGTCCGGTTCGACTACTCGGCGGAGGAGCTGCCGGTTCTGGCCGCAGACTGCTGCACGGTGACGGCGTTCGCACGGGCATCATGGGGCGAGATCAAGAACCAGGTCCGTGTGTCCTACGTCGACCGGGCCGACGGCTTCGTCGAGAAGACCGTACAGGCGCAGGACCTCGCCGCGATCGAGGCGCAGGGCGGCGAGGTGTCAACGCAGGACCTCCAGCTCCGGGGCTTCTCGAACGCCGCCGGCGCTCAACAGGCGGCGGCCCGGGCCCTCGTCGCCGTCGCGTACCCGCTTGCGTCGCTCACGATCGAAGCAGACCGCACCGCATGGTCGTTCCGGCCGGGAACCGTGTTCAAACTCGTCTGGCCGCCGCTCGGGATCGACGGAATGGTCTGCCGCGCGCTCCGGGTCGGCACCGGCGAGCTCCTCTCCGGCAAGGTCCTCATTGAGGCGATGGAGGATATCTTCGCGGTGGACTGGACCGCCTACACGCCGCCGTCCTCAAGCGGCTGGGTCGATCCGTCAGGCGAGGTGCCGGCGCTGACCGATCAGGAGGGTGTGCTGGCACCGTACGAGGCGGTCAATTACTACCCGTTCCAGGGTTCCGACGTTCAGCAAGCCGTCGTGATGGCCGCGCGCGGAACGCCAGGAGTCTCCAAGGGGTTCAGGGTCTACGTGGAGTCTGAGCCCACGCAGTTCCCGTTCTTCACTCCGTCAGGAACGCTGGAGTCCGCCATTGATGAGACCACGGACGAGATCACGATCGCGGCCGGGCCTGACTGCAACCTCGTCCAGTCCGTGAACGGGGCGGACTACGCGCAGGGAGCGAACGTGGCGTGGCTCGAGCACGACGTGGTCGAGGAGTTCATCGCGTTCCAGACGGTCGTCGAGGGCTCAGGCACGCTGACGCTTCAGGTCCTCGCTCGGGGCTGTCTCGACACGGCCCCGACGGCGTTCCCATCGGGCACGAGAGTCTGGTTCATGTCCTATGGAAATGGGCTAGTGAACATCCTGGCGCCCGTGCCGCCGTCCACGACGCGCCTCAACATCCTGACATTCCAGCCCTACAACAACAAGGGCGGCTACCCGCTCGGGTCCTGTCTCGACACAACGGTCATCTCCACCGCTCCACCACGGTCGGAGAAGGTCTACTGCCCGACTGCGGTCCTGTTCAACGGCGCGAGCTACCCGAGCTCAATCTCGGGCGAGCTCACCGTCTCGTGGTCCCACCGGAACCGGCTCGGAACGTGGAGCTACGCGGACTCCGGAGTCACAGATGAAGCCGAGTATGGCACCGAGTACGACGTTCTCGTCTACGGCGAGCTCGGGACGCTCGTCCATACAGAGACAGGCCTGACCGGCACTTCGTGGACCTACCTCGAGGCAGACGAGATCGCGGAGTCCGGGCTGGGCCGGCTGAACAACCACCTGCGGGTGATTGTCCGGACGTGGGGAGACTCTAGGAGTCACAGGGCGATTCGGGAGATTGAGTGGGAGGTGGACCGGACTTGAGACCATGGCGCCGCCGTTACTTCCAGAACTCCATGCTCCATGATAGCTGAACTCCCCAGGCAGGTCTCGCACCTAGCCCTGAAGGACAGGTTAGCAGACCAAGCTCAATCCCGTGAGATTCACGGCGGCGCCCGGAGGCGTTCAGCGAATCGCCCAATATCCACCGCCAGAAGATCCGGAAGTACGGTCCGGCCAGATCCTCTGTCCTGTGCTTCTCGTCGACACCCTCGCGCGGTTGCCATCGACGAGAGATCCTACCCGCCGCGAGCCCGATGGAATGGTGGCTGGATACCGGTAGGCGAACCCCTGTCCCAGTGGCCAGCAGCACATGACGCAGACTACCGGAATCGAGTTGGTCCTCCATGGGATGAATCGTGCCCTGGATCTCGTAGAAGAGCAGCGCCGGGCCAGCGTGGATGCCGATGCACGCACGCATGCTCAGCTTGAACAGGTCTGGTGAGCGTTGATCAACATGGAAGTGCACGGCACCTAGCTCACCAGATGCGCTCAGACCGATGCCGCGCAGGCTGTCGGCCTCGGCAGCCTGTGCCGGTCCGCCAGCTCCAAGGCCGACAAGAAGCACCGGCAGGATTGCGAATAGGACACGCAGCATCGCCACGCCTAGTCAAGCAGCGAGGGACCTAGTCTTCTGGAGTGTCCAAGAGAACTCTAATTTCCCCGGTCTCCCGCTCCGACTCCGACCGAGAGGGTACCATCCAGCCATTGAACGTGTACGTGAACTCCTTCACGCCGGCATCATTGTCTCCAAGGGAGTCCTCATCGTGGTAGCCCACGTTGATCTCGATTCTCCCCGTTGTGTAGACGTATTGGCTAGGAATGGTCCTGCTCCCAGTCGTACAGCTCGTTGAGTAGGGGTACTCGTACATCGGACATCCAGCCGCATCGGTGCTCGTCCAGATGTTACCATAGCTCCCGATAAGCGGCGGCTCGATGTCGTATTCCACTTCGACAGAGATCGACGTACAACTGCTATCGATGTCCAGCCCGTAGTCGCCGACAATCACCTCAGTGATGTAGAAGGACAAGTACTCGTTAATCGGTCCGGTCGCCATGTCTTGGATGTTGTTCGGGCAATCGTTCCAAGACGGGTCGTGGATCGGGTGGCTACCAGCGTCACTCCACTTCATCCACATGTCGCCCGGGACCCATCCCGGTACATTGGTGTCACCGTACCAGCTGGTGCCCGCTACCCAGAGATGGAGCTCAGCGGTCTCGGTTTCGAAGCCAACGCCCGTGCAGCTCACGTCGGAGCATATCGACGCCCCCGTGTTCACCGTGCACGTCTTCGTGCCGGTCGACGACGGATTGAAACGAACCGTCACTGTCCTGCTCTGCCCGGCGCCCAGGCTGTAGGGATCGCCGCCCGACACGATGCTGTAGTCACTGCAGCTCTCGCTCGGATCACCTGTCAGCGTACCGCCGCCCGTGTTCGTGATCGTGAACGTTTTGTCCACATACCCACCGCTGACGTCCACGCTCCCGAAGTTCAGACTCGTCGGGCTCACAGAGCAGTCAGGTTCTTCGAACCCCACCCCGGTG